GGACAAAGTGGCAACAGAAGTCAGTAAAGATAGCAAATTTACATTAAGTCTTGAGAGTATAGTAACTGGAGTAGCTACTCTTGGTATGGTTATTGGTATGTGGTTTACACTTCAATCAGATATTGAAGAAGCTAAAGAACTACCAAAGCCTGAAGTGGGTCGAACCGAATATGACTTAAAAGATCAGATGATACGAAATACTATCATCGAAACACAAAAAGATGTAACAGAAGTAAAAGAACAACAAAAAGAAATGCGAGAAGATGTAAAGAGCATTGAACGATTGTTGATGACAAAATGAGGAAACATTATGACGAAAAAATACTTAAAACAATGCTTATTAGTCTTTGGATTGTTTTTATCATCGTCCTTATTGTATGGGCAACAAACACTTAAAAGCTTACAAGAAGTTCAGTTTTTAAGTCAAAACCAATGTGTAGTAATACAAGTAAATGCAGATTGGAATATAGGATCATCTATTGATTTAGGTAAAATGAAGAATTGTGTTTGGTTTAATGCCAGTATAGACAATAAAGAATATGGTGCAGTAATAGCAAGTGAATGGAAAATAGTTTCTGTTCCAACAATCATCATGTTTGAAAAAGGCAAAGAGATTAAAAGATTTGAAGCAGGATTATCGTTTAAATTAAATGCAGACGATATTAAAAAAGCAATAGAAAAGGAAATAGACAATATACTATTAAGGAGATTTCAATGAGAAAATTATTATTTAGTTTATTATTGTTAGGAAGTCTATATGGTCAAGACTTCTTTAAGTTTAGCACTATTTATGGTGCATATAGTTTAACCAGTCCACTAACAAAGGAACAAACATTCCAAGTTACAGGTGGACAATTACAATCCTTGCAAGAGGAATTAGAAGACCATAGCAAACTAACTTTTGGTATTAGAAAGTTAGCACGATTTGATTATGAAAATAAACCTGAAGTGTGGTATAGTGGCGAAGAAGCACCTATTAACGAAAGTGTAGCAATCGGTAATGGTATGGCTAAAGGGTGGGAATATGTATTAGAATATTCTGAACACCAAGAGTTTGGTGAATCTTTTACCGAACAGGAAGTAATGTTACGATACCTACACCCAAAGTTTATAATCAAAGGAAATTACGATTACAGAGGATTAGAAGATTTAGAGTTCGCAGGATTAGATATGCGATATAGAAAAAATCTTGGTAATCTTGATTTATCTATTGGAGTAGCAGGTAGATCACACCCTGCATATCTTGATTTCTTACCGATTGATTTATGGTGGGACGAACAAGGGATAGACATAAGTGAGTATATTCCATTTTGGTTATTTGCATACGACAAAGGATATACAGACCAATGGACTCAACAATGGACACAATATGGATATGAGTTCTATGATTGGTTATGGTTTGATGAGCAAGGAAATCTTGTAGCATCAACTGACCAAGAGTTCTACACTCAAGTCTATGGACAAATCGTAGAAGAATATAATGAAGAATATGCCAAAGATTTAGGGTATCAAAATGAGTTATCTTTATCTTTAGGTGTAGATTATTATAAATACACAGATAGTAATTGGTTTCATTTTTGGGCAACCACATATCCTGTAACAAAGGGTATGTCTGATTATTCATTTAATTATGAAATAGCAGAAAATGGAATGGATTACGATTTAGGTTTAGTGTTAGGTTGGAAACTAAACTCAAGATTCGGTGTTTTCGTTGAAGGAAGATACTTGAATATGTATGACATACAATCATACGAAGCAAAAACTGGTTTTAACTGGTTAATATATTAAGGGGGATATAATGGTAGGATTTTTATTAGGTTTAGGATTTGGATTTGGACTTCATTTTGCCTGGTGCAAATGGGGTGATAAATGTGATTGTAAATCAATTAAATGGAGAAATAAAAAATAATGTTTGTAAATTCTAATTATTCAGCAAAGTTAGCACCAACCATGAAAGAGAATTGGTTGGTTCAAATCTTTAAAAATACCAATTCAAGTATATTATACACAAATACACCTGATTTGAGATTTTGTTTTGCAGCAGATAGTGGATCAACAACTGCTACATACAATTCATTAGATTATATACCAGCAATTCTAAATAAACCAAGTGTTAGTTATTCGCTTGATCTAAAAGGGTTCACAACCAAAACTGGAAGTGTAACTTTAAATATAGCGAATGTGGATATAGATGGAACAAAACTGCTTGAACAATTAGGAAATACATACATAAATGGACAAGTAAATATCTTGTCAGTCATAGATGACGATAGCACAGCTGCTAATGCTCTACAAATCTTTAGTGGAAGAATTAGCAGTTTTGCTTATCGGAACAATGTGATAGTAATTAGCTTGATTTCAAATAGACCATTTCAAAATGTATCTATTCCAACTACAAAAACAAGTAACTCTACGATTGAGCAATATAACAATAAAGTAATTCCATTGGTCTATGGGGATTATACTGCTAATTCAGGATTTACAAATGGAACAGATGTTTATGCTTGTCCTTTCTTAAAAAATGATGGAAAGAATTTTATGTATATTGTGCCTGAAAACACAAGTGGAACAGATAAGTTAGAATTTTATGATAAGGGAATGAAACGATTTTTAGAGTTAACTGGAACTGATACAACTATTGCAACAGAAGATAGTGCTAAAGTATTAAAAGTTCCAAAGCTAATGAGAAGGCAATTTAAAATGTTGCCTGATGAAATAGATGGTGGTGTTGTAGAACAAGAAGGTAGTAGTGCAGGATCAATAGCAGTTACAGGCGATATTGCAAATTGTTTTGATGGTAGCACATCAACAGAAGTAGATATAAACCATAGTGGAAATTTTGCAGATATAAGAGGGGTTACTATGAAATTAGTAATGCCACAAGTATCAGGTAAAATTACTGCAATCACATTAGGATTAGATGGAACAATTACACAAGCATATAGTAGTGGAAGTCCAGGAAGTGGTGATGGATTATTTGTTAATTTAGCTACTTCATTAAGCAGTAATTTTGGTAGCACAAGTGGTGATGTAGAAATTATCGGCTCAAGCAGTAGCTACAACAGAACAACATCTATTGATTTAACAGCAAGTTATAGTGCAGTTAATATTGCAAGTGTGTTAGTAGATGGTGCTTTACCTGATGATCTATATTTAAGTTTTAGGTGGGATACAGCAGATGGTAATGTAGATTGTAATAGTTGGAACATATCATTAGAAAATGTTTATGTAACAGTAACTGCTGACAATGATAATGCAAATGAGCCAATAGCATCATCAGACTTTAATGCTGGAATTGATAAAGTATATTTAGGTAGAGATATTACTTCTAATACCTTTACAGGACATAGTGCAACACAAGATGCACTCAACAATCCAGTATCTATTCATAGACAACTATTAAAAAGTGTATTGGATTATGATTTAGCAGATGATACAGATAATGTAGATAGTGGATATAAGTCAGTAGCTGATTTAAGAGATAGTGATTCTACTCATTGGAAAACACGATTAGAACTACAAGATACCGAATCCATAGAATCAGTATTACAACAATTACAATATGAAGGGTGTTTCTTTTTTGAGTTTAGTCCACAAGCACAACAAACTGCAATTACAGGGGTAAGTTCATTACGATATTTTACGATTGCTAATGGAACACCAACAGCAGATAAAAGTTTATCAGAAGTCGATATATCAGATTATGAAATTGGTATTACAGAAGTAGGTGATTTAGAAACTTCATTAGTGGTTAATTATAAAAAACACCCTGCTGAAAATGAATATCTACAACAAAAAACTTATGTATCAGCAGTTAGTGGATCAGTTCATAGCACAATCTTTGATAATGCAGCACACCAAAAACAAGAATTAAATCTTGATATGCTTTATAGTGCAGTAGATGGGGCAGGGGGAGATAGAAATAGTGATTGGATTAATTTCAGAAGTGCATTATTTGGACAATATAAAACCACAATGAGTGCTACAATTATTAATCCTGAAAAGTATGGAATGTTGCAAGTGGGGGATTTCCTGGATTTCGGTGATACATTATTTGGTAATCTTGGAACACCATTTAGTGAAATATCTGATACCTTTGATGATATGGTAGCAATGCCTACAAGACTATTTAGTGAACAATGGTCAGACAAAAGATTTATTATAACAAACCTGAAACGACAAATAGGGAAAGTTTCAGTTCAATGTAGAGAGGTTTAAATGGGAAGTTATTTTATTTATGATAGTATTAATATGTATCGTTCAGATATGACCGATAGTGAAGGACAAATGTCCGATAGTGGCACACCTACATTTTCTACTGGCACAACAGTTACAAGCCACGAAAGAAGTTCAGATCAAAACATTGGAACTGCAATTAGTGGTCTTGCAGATAGAGATGCAATAGAATATGCAGTAGGAAGTAGTGCAACTGCGAATGCTGCAGCAGTTTATTTTAATGCAGATGATGGAATATCAAGTGGAACAATTATGAATTTCTTTGTAGATACTGATAGAGCAAGTTTACCCAACAAAGGAACAATAAGTGCAGTTAGTAGTGCAGGGTGGGCAGTAACCGATTTAACAGAAACTACTGGAACAAAATTCTTTGTAGAATTTACAGGATCAATCACCGATAATGTTATTACAGAAATCTTAATTGGTAAGAAATTATCTTTTGAAGTAGAGCCTGATGTTAATGTTCAAACAAAACGAGATTATGGCACAAGTGTTCAAAAGAGTTTAGGTGGGGTTGAATATGCTTTAAACACCCATGATGCCCAAGAAATAAGCACCATTAGTTTTCAAAACATTTCAAGCACATTTAAAACCAATCTACTTTCTATGCAAGATGACATAAAAGGCGAAGCAAAGAAGTTTTTATGGTATGATGGAAGTTCTTTCCATTGGGTAAGATTAGATAAACCTTTGACATTTACTGAAATAGCAGATGGTAGATTTAGCACACAAATCGTTTTAAGGCAACAAATCCAATAAATACAAGACTTTTATACTGAAAGGTATATAATCACCCCACAAACAAAAAAGCCCTCATTTGAGGGCTTCTTTGTAACTAACAGGTATTATTTTTATCCTACATCAGGGTTTGCAAAAATATCTTTGACAATTACTCTTGGGTAATTATCAGTTTTTGAATCTGCAAATCCATCAGCCATGATTAATGGTAAATAGTCTAAATCAAGAGTGATATGAAAGTTGCCATCATCCATGTGAACATTATTAAGAACTTTATTTCTTTTAAGGTTCATTAAGATCTTATAGTCTGCTCTTGCATAACTACCTCTATTGGTGTTCCAAATTGCATCATCAGCAGTAGAATAGACATGACCATCTTTATGATTCCAAACTGAAGTAACTAATGCAGGTGAAGAATCAAACCCTTTCTTAATAGTTTGTCCATAATAATCAGTTGATAAAGCAAAATGACCATCACCAAAATACATATATGGTGCATCATCCCAAATATTACTGCTATTTCTGATTAGATTTCTTAAAAAATCTAAATCGCTGTTTTTAAGTTTATATTTCATTTTTTTCTCCTTTTTTTTTAGGGGGCATTTCTGCCCCCTTTGTTTTTATGATTTTTTTCTAAAATCATTTTCATTATTTATAGAAATCTCCACTACCTACAACTATGTTATTAACTGCCTTGTAAATCGTTTTGAAACTTGATTTATTTTCATCAGTTAGTTCTGCTATAGCTTTATTTTTATCAATACTTACATGAATCGCTTGACTTACCCCTAATGGTCGTAAATCTACACCATAATAAGTGCCAAAAGGTGTTGGTCTTGTTGATATGTTGTTTTTAATCCATTTTTTTAATTGTGTTTTGTTCATCATTTTCTCCTTTGTTTCAATTAACATACCCTATATTATTGAATTTTCGCATTCTTGAGTTTTAATTTTCCAGAGTTTACGATTTCTTCTGCATCTTTAATTGATATTCCTTTTACTGTGTGCCTTTTGCACCTTTTTTCATTTAAAGCCGATTGTATTTGATGTCGTAATTTCGTCTGTGGAAACTTGTCAAAGTTTTCTTTTCTTTTTTGCAAGTTTTCCATTATTGTCTTTTTATATTCTTGACTTCCTTTTTTTCTTCTTCTTCTTGCGTTTTTAACTCTCTGCTTTTCTCTTTGAGTGCTATCACACCAATAAAGAGCAGTTGAATAAGAAACTTCAAATATGTCTGCTATTTTCTGATAGCTTAAGCCTGTTTCTCTCAATACTCTCATTTGGTTTACATCTTCTTGGTCTACTTTATATCTTCTGTCCATTTTTTCCTTTTTCTTAATTAACATACCTTATATTACTATAAAAAAAGGACTTATGCAAGTCTTTTTTAAAAAAAAGATAAGGGTATATATAAGGGTATATACAAATCACATTAAGGGTTGACAAGTTGATCCTTTTGGCATTAAACTTGTGGTATGATAATTAAAAAAAGAGGTATTAAGCATGGATCAAGAAATTAAGTTCTTCTGCCCACAATGTGGAAACAGATGCAAAGTGATTGAACAAGATACAGTTGAGTATGAACTGGAATGCCCAAACAATCACAGGTGGGGTGCAACAATAGATGTAGATGCCCCTTCTGATGATGGTGGGCAGATATTCATAGACAACCCAAACGATGACGAACCTATAAAAGCAATTCAATGTGCTGGTGCAAGAGCAGATGACTTCTTTAAGTAGGCACAGTTATCCACATTTGAATTGTGGATAAATAGGGTTAGGTAAGGGTTAAAGAAAAAGACAATAGACAAAGACAAAGATAAATCAAAAGTTTAAGACTAAAAAGAATGCAAAGAAAAAAGGGTATTGACAAATTAAAATAATTCGTAAATTAGATACGAAAAAACAAAGGAGAAAAAGATGTATTATGACATATTAGTTCCATTTGCAATAGCAATGATAGTATGGTGGGAGATATTTAAGGCTTTGGTGTTGAAATGAAATTCAGGAAAACATCAATCACATTCAAGTTCACATTAGAAGAACTTGAAAACATCATTGAAGTCTATTCAAGGCAACCACATGATGAACCACTTGAAAACCAAGTTAGAACAGATCTCAAAAATATTCGTTTACAAGTGGAAAAGAAAATAAATGAAGAAAAAAAGTCAGCAGAAACAAGACCATACGAAGAAGAACGATTAACTTCGGCAAATCCTACTTCTGTTGAACATAATAAATAAGGAGAAATCTATGGCTTTTTTGGACTTAAAGGCACTCAAGCAAAATAAGGGTGCAAAACTAAAACTGACTTTACAATCAACTGGCACATACCAGCAAAAAACATTTAATGGGCAATCATTTAATATTTTTGATTATGAAGTCTTGCAAGATAACAAACCATATACATTGGGTGCTTCTGATGCTTTGCATCGCAAGTTGCAACAATTAAATACTGGTGACACCTTTCATTTGAGTTTTGAAGAATTTACATCAGATGAAGGACAGTTAAGAAACTATTGGAAAGTTGAAAAACTCAAAGCAGTAGCTAAACCAGTATCTAATGGTGTAAATGAGTTTGAACAAAAACTAAAAGATGATCAAGCAGCGAAAGCAGTTACACAAAAATCTGAAACCTTTGAAAATGGTGCAAGATTTGGAATGATTTTCAATAATACTTTTGATTTATATAAGCACTTTGATTGTGCTTGGACTACTGATGAGTTTGTTGATAATTTTCATCGTGTAAAAGGCTTTGTTGAGGCTTGTGAAAATCAACCACAGAAACCTATAAATACCCGAAGTCAAGTTAGTTCACAATCGGTAGATACACCTGTTGAAATAAAGGCAGATGATTTACCATTCTAATAAAGAGGGCAGGTTTTTTCCTTCCTGCCCAAATCGTTTTGGGAAGGGATATTCTTATTTTCATTATATCTCTTTAATTAACATCTATATCCCTTCCCTTCTCCTAATATGAAAACATTAGAATTATTTGCAGGTAGTAGAAGTTTTAGTAAGGTTGCTGAATCTTATGGTTTTAAAACATATACTACTGACAATCAAGATTTTGATAAAATAGATCAGGTGTGTGATATTTTTGATTTTAATATTGATGAAGCACTTATGGATCTTGATGGACACCCTGATATTATTTGGGCAAGTCCACCTTGCACTACTTTTTCTATTGCAAGTTGTGGGTATCATTGGAATAAAGATAGAACACCAAAAACTGAACGATGTAAAAAAGGTATTAAAATTATAGAAAAAACTATTGATATTATAAGCGAACTACAACCAGCATTTTGGTTTATAGAAAATCCAAGAGGATTATTAAGAAAACAAAAGATGATGGAATTATTGCCAAGGAAAACAGTAACCTATTGTTCTTATGGGGATATTCGTATGAAGCCAACAGATATTTGGACAAACTTTCATCTTTGGAAACCAAAACCAATGTGTAAAAATGGAAATAGGGAATGTCATCATCAACCAGCACCAAGAGGTAGTAAAACTGGGACACAAGGATTGAAAGGATCATACGAAAGAAGTAAAATACCACCTGCATTATTTGAAGAATTATTTACACAAATACAATCAAATTATAACAGATTGCACTTTTGGCTATAAATGAAAAAGGATAGGGTTATACAATTAGAATCAACTGCAAAAAAAATTGCAGAATTGTTTTCTAACCCTAAAAGAGAATTTAATTACAATAACGAAACATTTGAGGTAGCAAAGATTAAACCACTAACAGAATTAACTGCAGCAATAATTTTTAAAAAAAGTTCAGGCAAATTGGCTTTGGCAATCGCTTTTTGGAAAAACAATCAAGGTGGACATTGGGATTATTTCTTTCCAACTGATAGCCATATATTAGGATTTCAAAAGATTGCACCAATTCTTGAAGAAATAGAAAACTATAATTTTGATAAAAATGGGTAAAATAAATTCACAGCAAAAAGGTAAAAGAGCAGAACGAGAAGTTGCTAAATTGATTAATAAGTATTTAGGAACAAATGTTAGAAGAACACCCCAATCAGGTGGATTATCTATTAAGGGCGATATTATAGACATTAATCCTGATAGTGCAGCTTTTGATTATCATTTTGAAGTAAAGGATCAGAAAAAATTAATGATACCTAAATGGTGGGAACAAATATATGGTGATTGTCCAAAAGGTAAAATCCCTATTAATGTATTTAAAATGAATGCAAGATTTTATGCCACATTAGAGTTTACAGATTTTTTAAATTTGTTAGCAGAATTACAAGAGTTAAAAGAAGAATTGGAGAAAATACAAACACATTTGGCAAAACTGGAAAGAATATATGAGTAAAGTTGGAGAATTAGCAATAGAAATAGAAAAAGAAGAAATAGCATTCAATCACAGTCTGCATGATATTGAACATGAAACAATAGATACAACATGGGATATTAGGGTTGAAGGAAAGTTGAATAAAAACAATATTATCTTCAAAGACAAGAAATACAAAGAATTGTATCTTGACATGAAAAAAGTAGATGATAAATTAAAGGAGAATAAAATGAACTTTAAAAAGGTGTTAATTTGGCTAAAAGTAAATGATATTGCTTTTGTAGAATATGAATCAAAAGAAGATGATCAACGATATTTTGATTATAGAACAAGCAAGTATTTTACCAAAGAAGAATTGTTAAATATGGCTAAAGAAAAAGGATATAATAATGGCACACACAGTATATAAGGTTAAAGGGGAAAGAGTTAAATCAGTTACGACATTGATTAATGCACATTTAGGTTGGAATAAAGGTGTGTTAATCGGCTGGACAAGAAAGATATGTATGTCAGGACAAGATTCTATGGTAGAATTAAAAACTGCTGGTAGAATAGGCACATTAGCACACGAAATGATAGAGCAATTTATTAAAGGTGGATCAGTTTCTTTAGATGGTTATTCTGCTGAAGAAATAGGACAAGCCAAAACAGCATACTATGCTTATTGTGAGTGGGAAAAGAAACGAAAACCAACATACCACGAAAACGAAATAAAAATGGTATCAGATAAGTATAAATTCGGTGGCACTTGTGATGCAATATGCACCATAGGAAATAAATTGACCATATTAGATTTCAAAACCAGTTCAGGTGTTTATGACGAATTTATTATTCAGTTGGCAGCATATCGTCAAATGTATCAGGAAAGCACAGGCAAAAAGATACAACAAGCCATCTTATTAAAGTTAGATAAAGATGGCGAAGGCTATGAAGAACACAGAATTACACTTAAAGACTTGAATTGGGGTTGGAGAGTGTTTAAGTTAATACTAAAATTACAGGAGTTAAAAAGATGAGAAAACGATTTACAGATAGCGACAAATGGAACAAACGATGGTTTCGGACACTAACACCACAAGAAAAAGTGTTGTGGTTTTATATAAGTGAAACAGTAACCTTTGATGGTTTTTGGGAACATGATCAAGAAGCAGTCAAATTCTATACTGGATATGATGGTGATATACCAAAAGTCATATTAGAAAAACTTGGAATGCACCAAGTAGATGAACACCAATTCTTTTTAAGTAAATGGATTGTTTTTCAGTATGGGGAATTAAGATACAATGTTAGACCACATAAAAGAATTATTGAACGATTGCAACAAAAAGGGTTAGATGACAAATTTCCTGATTTGATTGCAGAAGGGAATGGTGTTTATGGCTAAATCACACTCTACTTATGATGTATATGACAGGTATGGTAAAAAACCTGAAGGAACACCCACAGATAGATGGGTATATAAAAGCATTACTGATCCACAATATATAAAAGATAGAAATGACACATTTCGTTCTAATGGAAATGGTTGGTGGTTCAAACCAAACACACACCAAAGAAAAACAAATTTTGATAGAAAATAATCCCTTCCCAAAATGGCATAGTAAGGAATGTCGCAGGTATCCAATCCTGTTTATCCCTTAATGTGACAAATACACTATGGTTGGCTACTATATGAACAGGGAAGGGAAAGCATTATGTTTGAATATTGCCCAATGGTAAATAAAAATTGCCCTTATGCAGCAACATACAAAGGTGAAAAACATTGTGGCTTAAAAACTGGTAGTTTATATGAAAACAAGATCAAAAACATGAAAAAATGTCCAAAGAAGAAAAAATAATATGTGGAGATAGTTTAGAAGTCTTAAAAGACTTTGAAGATAACTATTTTGATAGTGTAGTTACTGATCCACCCTATGGAATTTCATTCATGTCAAAGTCGTGGGATTATGATGTTCCTGAAATTGATCTATGGAAAGAAGTATATCGTGTCCTAAAACCAGGTGGGCATTTACTATCATTTGCAGGTTCAAGAACTTATCACAGAATGGCAGTCAATATAGAAGATGCTGGATTTGAAATAAGAGATATGTTAGGGTGGTTATATGGTAGTGGCTTTCCTAAATCACATAATATTGGAAAAGCAGTTGATAAGTTTGGTGGAAATAATCATTTATCAAAAAAAATTGCAAGTGAATTAAAAAAAGCAAGAACTAAAAGAAATATAACCTTAAAACAAGCAGATATTTTGTTTTGTAATGGTAGCACTAATTATTCTTGGTATGAAGGCAGACCTGCAGGACAAAGAATTCCTGATGAAAAAACATTTGAAAAAATATCAGATGAATGGTTTGAATTAAAAGAAATTAGCAAATTAGTTAAACAGGCAGATAGAGAAATAGTTGATGTAAAAGACAGGGGAAATGGAAGGCAATTTGCAGATGGTAAATCAGGGTTTAGCAAAGGAAAAACAATTTATACCAAAGGCAATTCACAATGGGAAGGTTGGGGAACTGCACTAAAACCTGCACACGAACCTATTGTAATGGCAAGAAAACCATTTAACACATCAGTAGCAGAAAATGTCTTAACACATGGCACAGGTGGAATAAACATAGATGAGTGTAGAGTTGGAACAACAGATAATCTAAATGGGGGAACATATGCTAAAAACTCAACGATGAAACAAGAAAATGCCACCAGTTGGTCTAAGCCAGTATTAAAAACAGAATTTATACAACCAGAAGGAAGATTCCCTGCAAACATAATCCACGATGGAAGTGAAGAGGTATTAGAGATATTTCCTGAAACAACAAGTGGTAAAATGTCATCTAAACACACAAGACATACAGACGAAAGCCCTCATGGCATTTATGGCAAATTTGACATAAATCACCCATTAGGAGAAACTTATGGAGATACAGGAAGTGCAGCAAGATTCTTTTATTGTGCCAAAGCAAGTAAAGCAGAACGAAATATGGGGTTAGATGATTATGAGGAAAAACAAGTAACAGATGGAACAATTAGATCCAATCAAGAAACTGCAAGAACATTTGGTGCTAATTCTGCTAAAAGAAAAAACTACCACCCAACAGTAAAACCAATAAAATTAATGGAATATTTAGTAAGACTGGTAACACCCAAAGAAGGCATAGTATTAGAACCCTTTGCAGGATCAGGAACAACATTAATCGCTTGTAAGCAACAAGGATTTCAATTTGTGGGTATAGAAAAAGAACAAGAATATTGCGATATAGCAGAAGCAAGACTAAAATCAGTCCAAATACAAGGAACATTATTTTGAAAAACGACATAGAAAACCAAGCAAAAGGTTATCAAGATTTAATAGATGAAGTAGAAAAAGACCAAGAAAAGATAAATGAGCATATTGTTTATCTATTAACTGGGATAGTGGGGGCAAAAGAATTATCAGATCAAGAATATGAAGTATTTATAAGCAGAACTCTCTATCATAACAAATTTGACGATATTGGCTATAATATGCAGATTACAGAAAGCACAGCTAAAACCTACTATGGTAGAGCATTAAAGAAACTCCAAGCCACAGCAAAAAGAATCTCTATTAAGCACGAAAATAAATGAAAATATTAAATTTATATTCAGGAATAGGTGGGAATAGGCATTTGTGGGGAGATGAACACGAAATAACAGCAGTAGAGATTGATAAAAATATTTCAACTATTTATAAAGAAAAATTCCCAAACGATAAGATAGTCAATACTGATGCACATTCATACTTACTTTATCATTATGAAGAATATGATTTTATTTGGAGCAGTCCACCATGTCCTTCGCATAGTAGAATTATGTATAGCCAAAAAGAAAAGAAATTTGCTGATATGTCCTTATATGAAGAAATAATTTTGTTAGAATCTTGGTTTAAAGGAAAATATGTAGTGGAAAATGTAATACCATACTATGAATATCTTATTGAACCTACAGTCATTATAGGGCGACACCCATATTGGACTAATTTTGATGTCAGTCCACTTGAAATAAAAAATATAGATATTGCAAGATCATCAGCAGACGAATTGTCGGAATATTTAGGCATACCAAAACCCAAATATAAAGCAAGACTATTGTTAAGAAATTCTGTTGAACCCAGAATAGGATTACACCTATTAAAAGAATCGCAAATCAAAAAACAAGGTGAACTATTTAAAACAAATAAGTATGAAAATAAATAGTTTTTTGTAGTCTTAAAAAAAATATTTTTATCAACAATATCAACACTTACAAACATTTAACCCTTAAATAACCCTTTTTTTGTAAACTTTTTGCCCTATATAGTAGAAGGGCAACCTTCCTTTCGTTTTTACGAACATAACCTTAAAAGTGGGGTGATTAGTTTGGCTGCAGTCAAAACAAACAAGAAGCCTGTTAAACAGGTAAATAACAGGACATCAAAAGGAACATTTAAAAAAGGTGTTTCAGGCAATCCTAATGGTAGACCACCTAAAGAGTTTGCTTTAAATGATCACATTAGAGACATTGCTAATAAACCACTTGGTAGGTCAAAAAAAACAATGCTTGAAGCAGTAATAAGCACAGTATATGATGAAGCCTTAAATGGTAACATGACTGCTGTAAACTTCCTGGCAGATAGAATATTAGGAAAACCTGCACAAACATTAGGAGTAAAAGATATTTCAGACGAACCTATAAAGGTATTTGATATTGATGGAATGGAAGATTGATGCCCAAAGAAAAGCAATTCTTCAGGATAAATCACGATATAAAGTTATTTGTAGTGGTCGAAGATGGGGTAAATCATTTATGTCAGTTATGTGGTTACTGCATACACCACTTAAATCCAACGAGAGAAGATGGATTGTTTTTCCTACTTATAGACAAGCTAAAATGGTATCTTGGAGTTTACTCAAAGACTTGTTTGCAGGTAAGCCAGTTAGGATCAATGAAACTGAATTATCTATCACACTTGACAATGGAGCAAAGATTGAGCTTAAAGGTGCAGACAAACCTGACTCACTTCGTGGTGTCTCCACGACAATGGTGGTGTTAGATGAGTATAGTTATATGAAAGAAAATGTGTGGGGGGAAATTATACAACCAACATTAGCAGAAACACAAGGAGAAGCATTGTTTGTAGGCACTCCAACAGGCATACAAAATCATTTCTACGATTTGTATGTTAAAGGACAATCAAAAGGAAGCGATTATAAGTCCTGGCAGTTTACCACATTAGAAGGTGGGTTTATTTCGGCAGAAGAAGTAGAGAATGCCAAAAAGAATTTAGATAAGAGAACATTTGAGCAAGAATATCTTGCAAGTTTTCTTACTGCTGCAAATAGAGCAGCATATAATTTTAGTAGAGATATTCATTGTAAGAAAATGGACAAATCTCCACGAATGTTTTGGGGTGTTGACTTTGGGGTAGCAAGTTATATGACTGCTATCCTAATGTGTGAAAATACACAAGGTGAGGTATATGTGTTTGATGAAATAGGATTACAGAACTCAAACACCTTTGAATTAGCAAAGCTAATGCAAGAAAAAGGGAGAGGATTACCAGTCTATCCTGACCCTGCAGGAAAAGCAAGAACAAGTAATAGCACAAAATCAGATCATAGAATATTGCAAGAAGCAGGGTTTACTGTTATAGCAAAGAAAGCTAATCCAACTCAAAAGGATAGAATGAATGCTTTAAATAAGATGTTAGAAGATGCGACTGGTAAGCATAGACTATTTATTAATCCTAAATGTAAGAACATGATAAGGGATTTAGAATTATGCACAATAGAGAATGGGCAAATACTAAAAACAGAAACCTTATCACACTTTTTAGATGGATTAATGTATCCTATTGAATATCGTTATGGATTTAAAGGGCAAGGAACTTCAATCCAATGGTAATGTTTATATTAGGGCTTTGTGTAGGAATTATCATATCATTTATTGGTGCAATGATATGGGGTTATCAATTAAGTAAAAAGGAAGACGAATTAAATCAACAACTAATCAAGGAATTTCAAGACAAGTATATGGAAACCCAAGATAATAAATTTTATAAAAGGTATGAATCATGATTATTTATAATTTAACAGAAAAGATGCTACATGACTTGCTTATGGACACCATACAAGAAGGAGTGCAAAAAGAACACGAAGAACGAGAACGATTATTAGACTACTATGAAGGGATCAACCTGGAACAAGACATTAAAGGATATTTCGATAGCGATAGTTTATCTCAAATACCACCAATGTATATCAATTTAGTTCGTTCAATCATTAGTCGTAGAGCATTAGTATACCAGGAAGCACCAGTAAGATATAACGATAAGTATAACGAAGTCATTGGAGATTTTGATAGCTTTATGAAACAGTTTGAGCAACTTACTTATCTATTAGGAACAGAAGCACTCTATACTCATTGGGACGACAATGCAAAGAAACTAAAGTATCGTCCTATTCACTTCTTTACACCATTCTTTAGACCAAACGAAGATGAACCATTTGCTATTATTTATCAAGCAGAAAGCCAATTACAAGCACGAACAGAAGATGCTCAATATATGTTTTGGAGTAAAGATACTGAAGATATGGAAGGCAAACACTTCTGTATATCCTCAAAAGGAAAGATTACTTCGATGATAGAGGGCGATAGAAACCCTTATGGTGATATATTACCATTTAACATAGCACATAGACACCCATACACAAGAGATTTCTTTAGAGAAGGGGCAAGTGATCTTGTCAATGGTATGAGAAGTGTGAATATTATGTTGACTGAATTAGCTTTACATGGCAGGTTTCAATTAGGGCAACCAGTCTTTACAGGATTAGATACTGAACAACGAATTAGTATGGGACAAGATAAAGCATTAGTATTACCTGAAGGTGCTAACTTTAATTATGCAACACCTAATGCGAATGTCCAAGCAATGATTGAATCAACCAAGTATATGGTAGATAGTATTGCACAAGCAAACAATGTCAAGATTAACTGGACTAACAACCAAGCAGAAAGTGGATTATCAAAGAAAATGAGCCAATTAGATTTAATGGATTCACTTCGTAGTGATACAGAACAAATTTATAGACCATTTGAGAAAGAACAATTTAAGATTGCACAACGAATATGTGAAGTATCAGGTGGGATTAATTTAGGGGATCAATTCAGTATAGACTTTGCTGAAAGAGAAGTGCCTATGAGTCAAGATGAAGAAATCAAATACTATGATTGGGCATTTCAAAACAATATTGAAACAAGACAAAGTTATTTAAGAAAGAAAAACCCTGATTTACAAGAAGAAGAAATACAAGGCATTGTAGAACAAATAGATGCTGAACAACC